AGTGAAGCAGAACAAAATGCTGAACTAGCAGCTACTCAGGCAGAAATTGATGATTTAGTTAAACAAATTGTTCCTGAAGAAAATCTTAGACAAAAACGTAGTAAAAAAGATAAACGTAAGTTTAAACGTTTTAAACGTACTATTAACAGATTAAAAAAACAAGGTCTTACTAAAGAGCAAATTAAAAATCGTGTGTTGAATAAAAATAGATTTGACCAGTTTGATGAACAAGATTTTGAAGAAGCATATAACGCTAGTCAAAATCTTGTAGACAAACTTGAAGCAGCTAAAAAATTAAAAGCAGCAAATGCTCAAAAATCACAACAAACATCACCCACTACAGGTACTTAAAAACAGTTTTATAAATATTTATATATATGAACATAGCAACATTTAGAAAATTAATAAGAGAAGAGGTAAAAAACGCGCTTCGCGAAGAATTACCATCTTTACTTACTGAAATTCGTGAAAAACCTACAGCTGTAGCTAAACCAGGTCGTGCATTCTCCGATTTATTCGAAGGAATGGATAAAAAGAAACAACAAGTAGTTGAAACTACAGGTAATCCAATGCTTGATTTATTAAATGAAACAAGAATGAGCATGACTGCTGGTGGTGATGAATGGAAATCAATTGGTGATTTTAGCTCAAACAATATTAATGGTTACAGAGCAGAAATGATGAATGCTTTTGGTGGTGCTCCTGCTGTTGAATCTGTTGACCAAATGGTACAAACAGCTAGACCTTCAGCAGATATTAATCAAGTTCAAATTAACGCAGTTCCCGATTTCAGTAAAATGATGGGCGCTTTAAAAGAAAAAGGTAAAATATAATGCCCTCTGTAAATTACATATTTCGTAATAATTTAGATGCTAATAAAAGACCTAGCACTGGGGTAGGTATTTCTGTCCCATTTGATGGCCCTACAGGTATTAATGAAACTTATACCACTCAAGAAGCTATAAAATCTAACTTGTTAAATTACTTTTTAACAGATAATAGAGAAAGAGTATTTAATCCCTCATTTGGATCAGGTATTAGAAGTATGTTATTTGAACAAATAACCACTTCAACTGCTAGTGAATTAACACAAATGATTTCAAGTGAAATCGCTATTTACTTTCCAAATATTATAGTTGAAGATTTAAAAGTTACTCCCCTTTTTGACCAAAAAACTATCCAAATATTTTTCCGCTATTCTGTAGCGTTAACTAATATAGAAGATGAAATTCAAGTATCATTCCAAAATGCTCAAATAAATGCCAACGTCTAAGAAAGTATCATATATAAATAAAGACTTTGATACGTTTAAACAACAATTAATTAATTTTGCTAAAACGTATTACCCACAATCGTATAACGATTTTACTGAGGCTTCTCCTGGTATGATGTTTATTGAACAAGCATCTTATGTAGGTGATGTTTTATCATTTTATGCAGATAATCAAATTCAAGAAAACTTTGTTCAATATGCTAAACAAAGAAGAAGTTTACTTGCCGCTGCTTATAGAGGTGGTTATGCTCCTAAAGTAACAGCAGCAGCTACTACTGTAGTTGATGTTTATCAAATTATTCCTTCACAAATTGTTTTTGGTCAATCTGTACCTAATTGGGATTATGCTATGATAATCGAGCAAGGAGCTCAACTTTCATATATCAATGATCCAGCAATTAAATTCTATATAGAAAACAAAATTGACTTTACTATATCAGGATCAGATAATCCTACTGAATTAACTGTACGTTCACTTAATAGTTTAAATCAACCAGATTTTTATTTATTAAAAAAACAAGCATTATCTGTAGCAGGAACTGTAAAAACTTCTACTTTTAGTTTTGGTGCTCCCGAAAAATTCCCAACTGTTACCATTGATGATTCTCAAATTATTCAAATATTAAGTGTAACAGATAGTGATGGAAATAAATGGTACGAAGTTCCTTATTTAGCCCAAGAAACAATATTCGTACCTGAGGAAAATACAATATTAAATGATCCTAATTTATATCAATATAGAGACCAAGTTCCATATTTGTTAAAATTACAAAAAATTCCAAGACGTTTTGTTGCTAGATTTTTATCTGATAATACATTACAATTACAATTTGGTGCTGGGGTTTCAAATGCTGAAGACGAATATATTACTCCTAACCCAGAAAATGTAGGTATAGGTTTACCTTATGGTGTTAATAGGATGACCACAGCTTATGACCCATCAAATTTCATGTACACTAAAACTTATGGAATTGCTCCTTCAGATATAACTTTAACAGTTGAATATCTAGTAGGTAGTGGTGTAGCATCAAACATTCCATCAAATACCCTAGGTTTATTAGCCTCAGGTAGTATTTCATTTTATGGAGGTACTTTAAATCCTACCCTTGCAAATACAGTTCAACAATCATTAGTATTTAATAATCCAAATGCTGCTACAGGTGGTGGTGATGGAGATACTAATGAAGATTTAAGATTAAATACTTTATCATCATACCCAACTCAATTACGTACTGTAACTAAAGACGATTATTTAGTAAGAGCTTTATCTATGAGTCCTAAGTATGGTGTTGTGTCTAAAGCTTATATTACTCAACAAAAAGCAATTACTCAAGATACATTTGCTGCTATTGATAATAATCCATTCGCATTAAATCTGTATGTGTTATCAAGAAATAATCAAAATAAACTTGAGCCGCCTACATTAGCATTAAAACAAAACTTAAAAACGTTTTTAGGCGAATATAGAATGTTAACAGACGCTGTCAATATTTTTGATGCTTTTATAATAAACATTGGTATTGATTTTGATATAATTGTTAGACCACAATACAATAATAGAGACGTATTAAACAGATGTCTAACAACATTAAATGATTATTTTAACATAGACAATTGGCAAATAAATCAACCTATTATCCTTGCCAATGTATATACTTTACTTGATACAATAGAAGGTGTTCAAACTGTTCAAAACGTTGATGTTTATAACATTGTAGGAGAATCAACAGGATACTCAAAATATGCTTATGATATTAAAGCAGCTACAATTAATGGAATTATTTATCCCTCATTAGATCCTAGTATCTTTGAAGTCAAATTCCCAGGAGCTGATATTCAGGGCAGAGTAGTAAACTTCTAAAAAGTATTAGGTAAGTATATTTATATAGGATTAAGTATACTTATGGCAGTTTATAAAATATTTCCTGAAAAAGACGCATTTATTTGGTCTGAACAACAAATCCAAAACATGGGTCGTGATGAGATTCTTGAAGTCTCAACATACAATGACCCAAGTCTTGTAGATAATAACATAAATAAAATACCCTCTGTAACTAGAGCACTAGTTAAATTTCCTACTTCTCAAATAAATCAAGTAATAGATTTAGTTGACCAGGATAATGCTTTTACTCAACTTACTGCTTCGTTCCAATTATTTTTAGCTAACGCTTCTAATTTACCCCAAAGTTATACATTATTATGTAATGCTGTTTCTGAATCATGGGAAATGGGTACTGGAAAATTAGCCGATAGACCTAGAACAACAAATGGTGTTTCTTGGACTTACGCCCAATCTTCAGCATCTGGAGACACATGGCAAACTTCAAGTTTCCAATCTAACGTAACTGCTTCTGATAATGGTATTCAAAGAGGTGGAGGTAACTGGTTTATAGTTCCTTCTGCTTCTCAAACATTTACTTATACTTCAGATAAAGATACTAATTTTAATGTTACTCAAATAGTTAAATATTGGCATAGCCATAGTATTCATGGTGATTTACCTGAATCATTTGGCAATTCAGGATTTATTGTTAGATATACAGGTAGTCAAGAGTTTAATACAGCAAGTATCCAACAATTGAGCTTTTTCTCAATGGATACTCATACTATTTATCCTCCAACTTTAGAGTTTAAATGGCCTGACTACGTTTTTAATACTGGTTCTTCTCCAATTGTAAACAATAATCAATTTATTACGACAATAGGTAACTTACAAGAGGAAATGCCTGAAAATTCAGTATACAGATTTAATGTGTATTCAAGAGATCAGTATCCTCCTAGGTCTTTCCAAACTCAGTCAGTATATTTAAATACAAAACTTTTACCAACAAATAGTTATTGGTCACTAGTTGATGTGAATACAGGGGAAGTAATAGTTGGTTTTGATGATTGTACAAGATTAAGTTCAAATCCAGAATATAACTATTTTGATGTTTATATGAATGGATTAGAACCAGAAAGATATTATCAAATTTTGATTAAAACTCAAATTGGTAAACAAGAAATAATCATTGACAACCCATCATATTACTTTAAAGTTGTAAGATAATGAGTCAAGAAGTTCAATTAGCAAAAAAAGTATATGGAAGAGGTTTATATCCTCAAATCATAGACATTAATTTTAATCAATTAATTCCTCCTACAGGATCAGCTGCTCCAAATGTTCTTACAATCCCTGAATTTTTTGAAGCATATGATAATTTATTTTATGAAATTCCTGTAGAAGGAGATATTAATTCCCATGCTTATTTAGTAGCTAGAAGTTCTGAGTATATTGGTACAACAGTTCAAAATGATGAAATAAATGGATTATTAGAAGAAATTAACTCCTTAAGACAGGAACTTTTGGATGCAAATAAAACAATTTTAGATTTGACAACAAATAATACAGGTTAATGGAAAATATTAACGTTCAAAATATAAATTACATTGCAGTACCTGAAAATCAGGAATATACTCCTAAAGATGATGGAGTATTAAATTCCATTTTCATTACTAAAAATTTCAATAATCAAACAGATTATATTGAGAACTTTATATATTCTCCATCTGGTGAATTATTAGCTTCAAATTATAATTTTACAAATTATACTGTATTATCTACTTATGAATCAACAGATTCATTTAATCAAATAAATATGTCTCCTGAAGATGATGCCAGATCAAATGGTATTAATCAGGGTACAGTAAATTCAGTTTATTATTTTTATAGAAGATTATTTGATAGTTCTCCAAATCAAAAGTTTTTAATTAAAACAATTTCTTCAGATAGAACTGAATTACGTGTTTTCATTCCTTCTATTTCTGTAGATGACTTACAGAATTTATTTTATGGTTGGTCTAATACAGTTAATTCAAGAAATTACTATAGTGATTTTGTACTTAATTTTAGTAATAATCTTACTTTAATTGGTGTTAATCTTGCTTTTGAAGATGCATTAGTTCCTACTTTATTAGTTAAACTATACGAACCACTCCCCGAACAATTTGATATTAATGATTCATTTTGGATAGTAGAAGAGGTATCAGATCCTATTACTTATGAAATTACAATTCAACAAGAATTTGTAAATGTAATAGAATCAATTCAATTAAGAGGTCCAAATATCACTATTGATATTGAAGAAAAACCAAACCTTACTACAGGTAAGCTTAGCTTAGATGATTTGCGTTCTACAGAAGTAACTTCATCATTCCAACAATTAATATCTTTATTTGATGAAACAAGTGCTGATATTAATATTGAATATGAAAATCCTGATGGATCAACTGCTTTTGGAAATTTTGTTCATTTTTCCTCAGCAGCAGAACGTTTAACAAACTTTAAATATAAATTATCATTAATAGAAGGTTATCAAAGTGATATAAATTCTTTAAATAACTCAGTAACATCACCTTATACTTCTCAAAGTAAAGCTCCGTTACAAGTTAAGATTGATGAAATAATTAAAAATTTTGATAATTACGAATATTTTTTATATTATGCTTCATCATCGGCGGCTTGGCCTAAGATAAATTCTAGCCAACCTTTCCAACTTTATCCAGTTTCTTCATCTCAAGCTTTAACTTGGTTTGGTGATGACACTTATGGACAACCATATTATGGAGGTCAGTATTTATCTGCCTCTGTTTACGATAGTAATAATTTCAACTACGTTTGGAATACAATGCCTTCTTATGTAACAACTGATCCTCAAAACGCTATTATTCAGTTGTTTATTTCAATGTTAGGTCAACATTATGATTATCTTTGGACTTATATTAAAGCAGTTACAGATATTCAAAGTGGTGATAATAGATTAGAACATGGTATTTCAAAAGATTTAGTAGCTACTGCGTTACAATCTTTTGGTATTAAATTATATGCAACAAATAGAAATACTGAAGATTTATACACTGCAATTTTAGGTATTACACCTTCAGGTTCATTATTACCTTCAACAGGTTCTTTTTTAATTACTAATTACGTAACTGCTTCTGCTCAAACCACTCCAGATAGTGATATTGTAGCAGAAACATATAAAAGAATCTACCATAACTTACCTTACTTATTAAAAGCAAAAGGTACTTATAATGGTTTAAGAGCATTAATGAATTGTTATGGTATTCCTCCTACATTACTTCGTATTGATGAATATGGTGGGAATGTTAAAGTAACAAGTTCAGTAGAAACATATTTTGAACGTTTCTCTTATGAAACTGCATTTAATGGTACTGGTAGTATTAATGTGCCTTGGTTACCATCTATGGCTCAATTTATAGATACAGGCAATCCCAATTTGATGCCTGATGCTATTGAGTTTAGACTTAGAACCCCAGGTATTCCTTCATCTGACTTTACTGAACCTGTATTTCAAATAGGTTCTGGTTCTGCCCTCAGATTTGGTATTCAACTTGCATATAGTCAATCATATAATAACTTTGTAAGTGGTACAGTTAATGTTCCTGGTTCTCCTTATTATCAAGAAAGATTAGGAAGTAATTTCCAAGAATATGGTTTGATGAGATTAGTAATGTCAGGCTCTCAAGGATATTGTTATAGTGCTCCTGTATATTTACCTTTCTTTAATAAAAAATGGTGGAGTGTTTTACTATATAGAGAAAATCCTGCTTCCGATAATATTACAAGTAACACATATTGGTTAGTAGCCAAAAACTCTATTTATACAGGTGAAGATGGAAATTCAATTGGTTTCCAAGCATCATCATCAATATATGTGATGGGTGCTATTTCATCTTCTTATAATAATTCTTGGAACTATTATAATCCAACACCAGTAGTATCTGCTTCTCAAATTCCAGTAGAAGGATTTTTGGGAGGTGCTAATAGTAATGGTGTTTTAGCTCCTAATGGAATTACATTTACGGGTTCTTTCCAAGATTTAAGATATTGGAGAAGAGGATTAGATTTAAGTGCATTTAACAAACACGTATTGAACCCAATGTCAATTCAAAATGCTGAATTTTCTGGTTCAAACGATGCTTACAATGATTTAGTTTTCCGTTTAGGTTTAGGTAATGATTTATTATATACTCCTGATGGATTTAATTATACTGGTAGTTCTTATAACGTAGATCCTTATGGAAATGCTTTCTATGTAACAGCTTCTTATACTGCTTCTCTTGCTTATTTACAATCAATACACCCAGCAGTAACTGGTACAGTTGAACCAACTTCTTCATTTATATATCCTCGAAATCCTTCATCATACGATCTTAATTTGTATAATGTAGGAGCTTATCAACTTATTATAAGTGGAAGTCCTACAGGAAGTTATAATACTTCTTCTTATAATGGAAGCTACTATACAGGTTCAACTCAATATGATTTATTTACTTTATCTTTTGGTATCAATAATTCAGGTAGTAATGCAGGAACACTTTATGATGCTTTACAAACACCTCCTAATGTAGGTGCTATTTCTCCTGTAGATGATAAAGTAAGAATTTTAGATCAAAACTTAGTTCCTGGTAATACATTATCTCCATTTGTAAGTATAACTCAACCAGTACCTATAACTCCTGATTTTCCATATATTGATGTTAGCCTATCAGCTCAAAATTCAATTGATTACGATATAATTAACCAATTAGGTTATTGGAATATTGATGAATTTATAGGTAATCCACAAGATGCTCAATCAAGAGAATATCAAAGACTTACTACTTTTAGAAATTATTATTTTAAAAAGTATATTTCTGCATATAATCTCTATGATCTAACTCGTTTATTAGGTTATTTTGATAGTGCATTATTTAAAATGGTTGAAGATTGGGTTCCTGGTCGTGCTGCTTTAGCCGCAGGTATTGTTATAAGACCCAATTTGCTTGAAAGAGTTAAAACTCAAAGATTTGAACCTAACTTTTATACAGGTAGTAACTATACAGGTTCAATACCTATGGAAACTATTTCTGGTAGTTATGGATATCAAGTAGATGGAGTTATTTTTGATACTACTCACATAGCAGCGGCACCAAACGTTCCTCCTTACTCAAATTCTTCTCAATCAGTATTTACTAATGAATCAGGAGTATATTTTTATACTGCCAGTGATCAAATGGCTCATTTTAATGGCCAATATGGCGGAAGTGAAATCGTAGTTTATAGCCAACCTACTTCAAGTATGGTAATGGAAATTAATAAGTTAGACTTATTTGACATTCCAGATGCTCAAGAAATAGCAATTGCTGCTACATATTCAATATTACCTTTCCAACCTGAGTTAAACGTTGTTCAACAAGCAAGAACAACAACTCAACATTTAGATGTAGATTATTCTTCTAATCCAAACGTAGCTGTAAACAATTATTACATTACAGAACGATTTAATGGTAGTTTAACAGGATCAACAGCTGCTCCTGCTGATTCACAATTAGCACTTGCTTTATCACAACAATCCTCTTCATTTTTAAATGCACCTATTCAAGATAGTAATTATACAGCTTATTCAGCTATTAATCCAAGATATCTTGGTTCTAAATTAATAGGTGCTCAATATAACACTTATTCTGTAGGTGATATTTCATACGGTAGTTCTCCTGTTATCAATAATAACTCTATTTATTTTGCATACTTTAAAGAAGTAATTGCAACAGGATCTAGTATGAAAGTTGATACAGGTTCTCTTACTCCTTATATTAGTAATGCATATATAAAATACTTAATTGATTCTGATTCTAATGTTTTAGAATTAACAAAACAAAATAAAAATTTATTTCCTATACAGGATATATTTAATAATCAACAAGCAGTTATAGCATTATTTAATAACCAACAACCATCAAACCAAAAATTCTTAGATGGTCCTAAAAATATTTATGCTGGTGGATTTAAGTATACTCCTATATTATATAATCCTTTAGGAACAGGTTCTTTATTTTATAACCTTACTTCTTCAATTATTATAAATACACCAGCTCAGGGTGAAACTGGTATATATTCCACTTCGACAGCACCATCAGGTGTAATTACAGCAGCATCTACAACTAACTTTTTTGCATACTTTAACTATGTAAATGGAGGATGGCCCTACTGGCAATCAGGATATAGTAACGTTCAAGCTCAATTATATCCAAATATTACAGTTACTAGAGCAGGAAATTTATCATCTTCTTACTTAAACAATTCATTAAATGTTTATGTAAACTTTACTTGTTCTTTCCAAATTACAGTAAATACTACTCAAGAAGGATATGATGATTTATATTTAGGAGGATATGAATTGAAGAATGTTGTAAGTAGTTCTACTTTCACCAACCCCGTAAGTGTGTTTGGAGACTTTTTAGGTACAGCTATAGTTCAAATACCTCCTGGTGTAACTAGTGTAAACTATGTTGCTCCCCCTTTATATCTTTATTTAAATAGTTTTTCAAATAATACATTATATACTAGTGCTAATTTTAATTCCCCAGGAACAACAGCATTATTATATAATGGTGGTACACCAACTTCTCCAGGAACTGCTGCTATTTCAACCCAAGCTACTTCACAAGTTACTGAAATTGTTTCTGCTTCTGAAGATAAAGGAATAAATCCATCAACCACCCCCGCT